AGTTGCTTATGGTGCTCAGGATGTTTATTTAACTGGTAATCCTCAAATTACCTTTTTCAAAGTAGTTTATCGTCGTCATACTAACTTCGCTATTGAAGCCATTCAACAAACTTTTAACGGAACTCCCAATTTTGGCAATCGCGTAACTTGCCAAATATCAAGAAATGGCGATTTAATACATCGTGTATATTTAGCGGTTGTTAATTATTCATCTGGAAATAATGTATGTCCTTATTTTGGTCTTCGTTTAATAAATTATGTAGAAATTGAAATAGGTGGTCAAAAAATAGATAAACATTATTCTCATTGGATGTATGTATGGAATGAACTTTCTTTACCCGTTTCAAAGAAAGATGCCTATAAAAAAATGGTTGGTGCTAATGATAAACTAGCATCTTTAACTAATGCTAATCTATATATCCCTTTAGAGTTCTGGTTCTGCCGTAATGTTGGCCTTGCTCTCCCTTTAATCGCCTTACAATATCATGAAGTTAAAATAAACATTTTATTTGAAACTAAAGATAATTGCCGAGGTAATACAGATGAACTTACTGATTTAACTTCAACTACTTTGTGGGTCGATTATATATTCTTAGATACCGATGAACGCCGAAGATTCGCTCAATTATCTCACGAATATTTAATAGAACAATTACAATTCACTGGAACCGAAAGTATTAATGATTCTGCTACTAGCATAAAACCTAAACTTTCTTTCAATCACCCCTGCAAAGAATTAGTATGGTTCTGTGCTTCAAGCCACTCAGCCACTAAAGCAACTATTAATAATAACTGGGTTAACTATTCAACAGGTACTAATGGATATGCCGCAGGTAATTCGGAATTATTCAAAGAGACAAGTGCAATAACTTCTACCAATCCTATAAAAACTGCTAAACTCGTATTAAATGGAAATGACCGTTTCTCCGCAAGACCTGGCTCTTATTTTAATTTAATACAACCGTTTCAGCACCACGAAAATATACCTTCAAATTCGGGTATTAACGTTTATTCATTCGCTCTAAAACCTGAAGAACATCAACCTAGTGGCACTCTTAACATGTCTCGTATTGATACCGCTGTTCTCAATTTAGATGTTACCTCGAGTATGACTGGCTCGAAAAATCTTCATGTATATGCTGTAAATTATAACGTTCTTCGCATACTTTCGGGTATGGGTGGTTTAGCATATTCAAATTAAATTATATTATTTATATATGTTGTTAAATTGCTATAATGTTTCTTTTTTTTTTCTCCTCTAATAGTATAAAGAATATAGCGTAAATGGGTGGTGGTCTTCTTCAATTAGTTGCTTATGGTGCTCAGGATGTTTATTTAACTGGTAATCCTCAAATTACCTTTTTCAAAGTAGTTTATCGTCGTCATACTAACTTCGCTATTGAAGCCATTCAACAAACAGCATCGGGAAGTAATTCTCTAGGTTCTCGCGCAACTTATCAAATAACTCGCAATGGCGATTTAATACACAGAGTATATTTTTACGGAAAATTAAAAAACACTTCTGGTAGCAAAAAAGTAGCCTTAGTTCCTAATGTTGGACAAAAATTATTAAAAACTGTTGAATTAGAAATCGGTGGACAACGTATAGATAAACATTATTCTGAGTGGCTTTATATATGGAATGAACTTTCGCTACCCTATGGCAAACGCGAAGGCTATTATAAAATGATTGGTGCTAATAAAGAAAATTGCTGCACACAATTAGCACACACTACCAATAACTCTTATGAATTATATGTACCTTTAGAATTCTGGTTTTGTCGCAATGTTGGTCTCGCTCTCCCTTTAATCGCATTACAATATCATGAAGTTAAAATTAATATTGAATATGAAACTGCGGATAATTTATGCGATGTTAGTACTACCAACTATTGTATTGAAAATGATGTTGCTGATGGTTCAGCAAATGTAACTGCTAATTTTGATAAAACTTTAACATTAGACGAACCTACCTTATGGGTTGATTATATATTCTTAGATACCGATGAACGCCGAAGATTCGCCCAATTATCCCACGAATATTTAATTGAGCAATTACAATTTACTGGAACTGATACTATAACTTCTTCGGGTGCTAACGCGGATTCAATGAAAAGCATGCGTATGAATTTCAATCATCCCTGCAAAGAACTCATATGGGCTATCAAAAGATCTGACCAATCATCTGTATATTGGAATAACTTTTCTACCGCAGAAAAAGATGAAAATGCTGGAGCAGGCACTGATGTTACCTTCAACAACTATATAGTTTCTAGCAATCCCGTAATGCAAGCAAAAATAATGCTTAACGGCAATGATCGTTTCGCAACAAGACAAGGCGAATATTTCTCTCTTGTTCAACCTTATGAACATCATGAAAATACTCCTGACATGTACCACAAGGGCATCAATGTTTATTCGTTTGCTCTAAAACCTGAAGAACATCAACCAAGTGGCACTTTAAATATGTCTCGTATTGATACCGCTGTTCTATCTCTATCTTCTAAAATGGCGGGAACTATATATATATTTGCTGTTAACTATAACGTTCTACGTATATTATCTGGCATGGGTGGCCTTGCTTATTCTAATTAAATATGATATCTATGATATCTACGATATCTATGATATCTATGATAGCCACAGTACAATTTTTTCGTTTTTTAATTTATAATTATTATCAATAGATAATATTATATTATATAAAATTTTTGATATTTGTATTGATGTCTTATGAATATCGTTATTTGACCAATTATTTTTATTTTTTTCATTAAAATAATATGAAATAATATCTTACAAATAAGGCAAGCATCCTTTATTCATTGAATTGGTATATTTATACGCATTTATTTTATATCTCATATACAAAAATTCTTTATCTGTAAGACTTTTGTAGTTGTTTATACTTTTCCTAACCTTATTTAGTATTTTCTTATAATTATTATTAATCTCATAACTAACTTTTTGAATTAAATAAGATTTTAAGATATCACAATTATACTTATTTCTTTTATCTCAGACTATACTTTTTAAATTTGTCTCTTTTTTAACAAATATATTAGACAACTTATTTATTTCACTCAACTTTTTGAGTTCATAATAGCCTTGCAAATACCTAACAATTTGCGGGTAGCATATTAAAGATTAATATATTTTATAAAACTAAAAAAATAAATCTATTTTTATATTATAAATAATAAATTATCATATAACTTAATCGTCGCTGATAATAATATCATTTAGATAAGGTTCGAGAATTTCATTAACAATAAACTCTGGTTTAAATTCATCGTAATTCATAAATATTTTTAGAAGTTGTTCTGAAAATCCCGATACAATAGCAGTCCCTTCGGTATCGCAATTAACAGGGAAAATTTCATTGCTGTCTGAATTAAGATTCCAAAATATAAACTTTGGTGCTTTATAATTATTTTTATTATATAGTTTAACAATACTTTTATAAACAGTATCCAGATTATTAGCATTCGCATTCGCATTGTTAAATTGCATATCTGTAAATACAAATAGTTTTGATGGCATTTTATCTTGTGTAACGTTGTATTTAATAGCGTAGTTAATAATTTCCTCATTACATTTTACAAAATCAGTACTATATCCAAAATTAATTTTCATTATGTTTTTAATACATTCATGAAGAGTAGGAATGACTTTGTCCTCATTATCTTTATTTACATAACTAATCAAATCTACAAGTTGCGGTTCTTCACTAAATGTAATAATTTTATTAGCAAAATTTCCCTTACAACACAATGATGTAATAATACCTAGTGCGATGGCTACTTGTGCCGGAATACTTCCATTTTTAGCATTAAACATAGAACCTGATACATCAACTATAGAAATAGCATTATCAAAATTTCCTGACTTTTTAACATTCTCTACAATTGTTCTCCATTGCATCTCCGTTGTTTGACAGAGTTCATTATTATCGATTTTATCCAACTCTTTAATATAAACACCTATCAATTCGTGAGGAAGAATGCCTGCTACATTAATTTTTTTAACATTATTGCGTACATCTTCTAGATATTTACTATATCTTTCTTTATCATGATTAATAAAAGCCTTCTTCAATCTATTTGAAGCAACCCCTGGAACATTTTCATATTTAATAGTTTCCCATTTATTTTCACACATATTCGCTTCAACAATATCTATCTTTTTCCTCAAAGGTACTAAATAGTCCTTCCTATATTTTTCCATCTTACCCATATCTTTACTTCCGTAGATAAATGAAGCAACTTTCTTTGCATATTGTCTTCTTTTGTCATACTTATCATTTTCACTTGGAGCCCATTTAGCACATAGAGAAATTGGTAGATTATTTTCCAAATTCATCTTATCATGAATTAATTTTTGAGCAATAATATTTAATTCAAATTTATGTTCTATGCTTTTCAATTTATAACTTATATAATGTAAATCTTTCCAACAACCATATTTTTCAATATAATTATTAATATTATACATATATGTGTTTAATTTATTTTTACGCAACCAAATCATAGCATCATTAGCAATCTTCTTCTCTTTTTTTCCCTTTAATCTATCACGACCGTTAAAAATAATCGCCACAGTTTTTTTAGGGTTTTCTTCCCAACATTTTTCTAGATACTTATTACTTACTTTAATATCCAAATCTCTTACAAACAACATAAAATAATCTACAATATAACTCCCTGTTGTTTTTAAAGCATTTCCGTCATTCGCAGTTTTTGTTAAAACACTTCTAACATTAGGAGTTTCCATCGTATATATAGTATATATGATACTATATATTTATATCAATTTTTATTATTTATTATAATATGTAAAAAAATAAATGATAATGTTTATTTATCAAACAGATGCTGCGAGTTTACTTGCGGATGGAGGAAAATGATGAGAAATTAGTTTTTGTAGAATGAAATAATTGATATCTTCTTTATCTCCTACGTTTAGGATTTTCTTAAGTTTATCATCAGGAAGAATGAAGCGCTTATTTTCAGGTTTATTTAGATTATGCTCTTTAACATACGAGTTGATAAATCTGGTAATATCAGTTCGCGATTTCTCAGTTCCATGAGGAACTCCGATGAAATCACATAGTTCATCTGATATTTTGTTAGGTTTGGCAAAACCCGACGGTGAATTTTTAGCATTCTGTCGTTTTTTCTGAGCCTTCTCAATTATCTTCTGTTGTTTCTCATAATCTTTGCTCAAAACTTTTAGAAGATTTTGAACTTCTTTGAAATTAACAAATAATGTATTAACTTTCTCAATAATTACAGAAACCGCATTATCTTTAACTTGCGACGGTTCAACACCTACTGCTTCACCTTCGGTTTTCATAATAGAAACACTTAGAGATACTGGAGTAACAACTGATTCTGTGGGTACTGATGGTACTGATGGTACTGATGGTACTACTGTTCCCACAGGTGTTGCTGTCACCAAAGGCAATTTAGTAGCAACTTGCTTTTTAGGTGCTTGTTTTGTTTCAGTCGCCGGTGATGGAAGAGGTACTTGAGTCGCTTTTTTTGACGTCATTATATTCACTTTATGAATACATATATAATTATATGTTTATATCATTTTATAAGAGCATAATTATAATTTATTTACAATAAATAAACATATGAAAATAAAAAGGGTAGGAACATACTTAACAGGGTTTAAATATTACAATTATAATAATGAAGAGATTATAGATGATATAAAAATAACTAATATAAAAAAATTAAAAATTCCTCCATGTTACAATAATGTAGTTATATTAAATAATAAAAAAATAGTAGCATATGGATATGATAGCAAGGGGAGAAAACAGGTTGTATACAATACAAAATATATTGAAAAACAAAATGAAAAAAAATATGATAAAATAGAGCGTTATGATAAATATTTTATTAAGATTAAAAAACATGTATCGACGGATTTAAAATCGTCCGATGAAAAAAATAAAATTATCGCTATTATAATAACATTGATATTAACATGCGGTTTTAGAATAGGTAATAAAATATATGAAAAACAAAATAAATCTTATGGAATAACTACTCTCAATTATTCACATATTAAACTAATTCAGGACAATGGCGACAATTGTATATTATTTGATTTTATAGGTAAAAAAGGTGTACGTAATGAGGCTATATGTAAAAATAAATATATATATGAATATTTATTTAAAAAAATAAATGATATTAATCATAAAAATGCAAAAGACTATATATTTAAATATAATAATAGACGTATAAATGCCGATGATGTAAATAGTTATTTAATGGATAAATTAAAAGTCAACATAACTACAAAAGATTTGCGAACATGGAACGCTAATTATCTGTTTAATAAATATTTACATAAATGTAAGAATGAAAAAAATCCTATTAAACGAGCAATAGAATTAACTTCGCAAGAATTACATAATACAACTAATGTATGTAAAAAAAGTTATATTGACCCTAAAATAATTGATAAGGCAAGACAAATAGTATAATAATAAAAATTGACTTTTTTATTATTATATAATAATAAGATAAATATTATAAAACAATATGGATATTGAGATTATTAATAAGAATATTGAAGATATGCTTATAGATAGAGGAGAAGATGTTTTATCTTTTAAAGAAATGTTATTATCCTTAAATAAGGAAGATTTTGAAACAGATAAAACCGTTATAAATGTTCAAACATTAAAAACTACTATTCTATATGCTCTTTCTAAAAATTTGAGAAAAATAATAATAAATGAATTAAAAGAAAAATTAAAGGACGGTGATAATATTAATGAGTTTACTAATAAATATGGTGGTAAAAATAATATAATTATAGTATTCAATAATGAATCCATATCAACTGCTGTAAAATCTCAATTAAATAAATACGATAAAATATTTCAAAAAAACGGAGGACATCTTCAATATTTTAGTTCCCAACAATTAATGTTTAATCCGACAAAACACGAATATGTTCCTAAACATACTAAACTTACAGACGAAGAAGTAAAAGATTTTATGAAAGAGTATCTGACGCGCAGTAAGATGCATATGCATAATATATTACAAAACGATCCTATTGCTAAATGGATAGGTTTAAAGCACGGAGATATCGTTAGAATAGATAGATATAATGAAAATAGCGGCGAGTCTTTTTCTTATAGATCTTGTATTTAAATAAATATATTATATCTATAAAATAATAGAGTATTATAAATATAATTAATGACACATAACATTACAAGTGAAGATTTATATAATTATTACGAATTAAGAAGTATGTTGACTGATTTAAATAGAAAGATATATAATGGCAGCAAAATACCGATTTCAGGAACATATGTTTTTAATGCAAAATTTGAAATATTATTTCCAAAATATGAAAATATTGGAACAGCATATACCACTGGTGATAAAATAACAACATCACCAGGAACAGGAGAAACTACAACGTATTATGCCAATATATATAGTTTAAAACATTTATTGCATAATTCGCTATATCCGCATTTAAATCAAACACAAAAGAATACTAGTATTATTAATGAACATATTAAAACAGGAGTATCTACCAAAGATCATTTATGTTTTATTAGATTTGATCAGGCAGCAGGTTCTGCTTTATATATAGAACCAGATAAACCTGTTATAAATAATATATTATATTCTATTTGTCTTATTGATATATTTATAAAAATTATAGAAGCATTAAAAGATTGTTATAAAAATTACAGTAATCTCTTTGAATCTTTTACTGATGCTACAAAAATATATATTGTTGAAAAAAAATTAAAACAATATCACGACGCTACTACACCCAAAGGGTTATTTTTAGATACTTCAAATACAGTTTCGGGCGGCGATAGGCCACATCCTGCTATATATTTATATATTGGTGATTTATCAAACATTTTTCATCATGATGATATTAGATCATTTTTAAGTTTAAACACTTCTTCTTTCACTAGTACAGATACATATGATTCTACTATAGTTACGCATATTTTTAAAGATACTAATCAATTATTTAACAATTCTACAGGGGCACCTACTAACTATTTTTTTAATTGCCTAAAATTGTATACTGATGTTGCTCAAACAGCAGAATCATCAAACGCAGGTGTTACTACGTCCGCATTAGATAAACATTATGAAAATAATATCTATTTAATAAGAATTTTTTTGGAAATGATTAAAAATATAAAAGGTGGGACAGAATTTAATACAACAATTAATTATTTATATATATATATATTATGTTTAAAATCAACCTTATTATCATCAATTAGAGCAGCAAATATATTTTATAATAATAAACACGGTTTAAATGCTATCGCAATATCTTACGATAATATTTTTTCACCCGGGGTCGCCACCGCTGGTGGAACGGATTGTAGTAAATTAGATATTAAAGGGTTCGTTAAAGCAAAATCTTCAATAACATTTAGCGCTTCAACAACTTGTACAGCAACAACAAATATAATTCCATCTGATACTACAACGCCTAAAATGTATAAGTATATATTATATAGAAAAAATTCGGGAACTTTAGATAATGATACTATATTTAAAGCAAACGATAAGCTTTTATATGATGAAATATCTAAAATTAGTAAACCAAATATTGATGACTCGGCATCAAGTTTAGGTATTGAATATTATACACTATTTAAAAATGAGTTTGCTGTAAACGGAGATTATATAATAACAAGTTATGTTCCTTCAAATCCCGAAAATTCAATAGATAATGGAAGTGTTTTTAAGGATAAAACAGGTGTTAATTATGAAAGTATTAAAAATATGTTTATACTAAATAAAACAAATGAATTTAATAAAAAATATAGAATTAAGATAGAAAATGATAATCGCGGATATAAGGTAACCAATTTTAGTGTATATAACAGCGGTCCTAATAGTATTAAAAATGTAACTATAACTCTAGAGCCAAAAGATAAAACAGATCAAAATGAGATATTATATGACGATGTTCTTGATAAAAAAAAGTTGGGTAGTGTTTTTATAGCAAAAATAACTAGCGAAGATATAAACAGTGAATATGAATCTATAATAACAAATACTAATAGTGCTGAACAAAATATTAGTTTGTACAAAACTAAAATAAAGAACAATACTACATTATATGAATTACATAAATCTAAAAATAATTTACTATTTAATCAAACAATTTCTTATGTAGTTATTATAGCAATAATAATATCTGTTTTAATAATTGTAAATATTGCTGGTGTTGAAAAATCTCTTATCAAATCAGTTACATTAGTATGTTTTGGTGCTATAATATTACTGTTTATGAGTTATTACATAACAAATACATTATATATAGAAGAGGGATTTAGTAATAGCGATTATACTGGTTATGAGTTATGTCCAGCATCTCATTGCATAAATACTGGCGCGTCCGAATCAGGTGTTTTTAAAAAAGAAAATAATCTCACGATTTTACAAAATAAAAAGGATTATGTTGTAAATTTTTTAAATGATAATGCAAAAGAACTAATTATATTAATTAATTTAGTAAAACCAACAATTGTCAATGATTCTCTAAAAGATAATAGCACTAAATTAGTTACAATGTCTAATAATATATATAATGAAAAGAAATATGTAAAAGATGTTCTAAGTAATAAAAAATCTGATAGTGATATGAATCTTGACGTTCTTAGATATGAAAATAAAAATTATGATGTATATATAGTATGTATTTTATTCTTATCGCTAATATTAATTAGTGCTTATACTATAAATATATATACTGATAATAAATACTTAGATTTATTAATATTAATAATTACAATATTAGTAGTATGTCTATTTACATATTTCATATTATACACTAATAGAATAGTTAGAACAGTATCTACAAACTATTACTGGGGTAAAGAGTATAAACAAGAGTATATATTATAAATAATTTTAGTTATTTTTTTTACATATGTAAACAATTTATATTATATATTGATGTAAAGTAAATGAATAAAAACTTAGAATTTATATATATAAAAAATACTTATGAATAATGTATATATTATTTAATTAACAATATGAAAAATGATACTGATGATAATCCTCAAAAAACAGAAGATAATATAAAAATCGAAAAAAAGGAAGATATAGATGATGCTGATGACTCTAATGACACAGATTATAAAGAGGAAACAGAGGAAACAGAGGAAACAGAGGAAACAGAGGACTCAGAGGAAACAGAGGAAACAGAGGAAACAGAGGAAACAGAGGAAACCAAAAATACAGAAGAGTCTGATTGTACGCAGGAATATGTTATTAATAAGGATATTAATTATGAATTAAATAATGAAGAATACAATAATAATTTTAATAAATTTCAAGACGATGATAATAATCAAATGATATATCTTATTTTAAATACTAATAAAAAAAATGATACTAATAATAAATGTGTTAAGAGCAAGAGTAATAATGGTTTAAATCTAAATAAACATCCAATTAATAAAAAAATTTATAAATTCTATAATAAATACAGTATAAATGAAAAGAAATACTTTGATATTTTATCGGAAGAAGAAAAGACAAAACTTATAGAATGTGAAGATGTTATAGAGAACGCAGATATTATATACGACGTTCCAATGCGTTTTAAAATATTGAATTCCGATATAAATATTAGAACAAAAAAAAGCATAATATGGAAAATTGAATGTTTGAATAAAATGAGTAGTAATTCGTCAGAATATTATAAATTAAGTTCTTGGTTATCATCTTTAAATAACATACCTTTTAATAAGTTTTATGAGATACCTATAAAGATTACAGATGGTAATGAAAAAATATGTAATTTTTTAAATAATATAAGGGTTCGTATGGACGAAACAATATTCGGACACAAGGATGCCAAAGAGCAAATTATTAGGGTATTAGCACAATTAATATCATTTCCAAGAGCAACAGGATATATAATAGGTATTCAAGGTAGTGCGGGTGTTGGAAAAACAAAACTTATTAAAGAGGGTATATGTAATGCTTTAAATTATCCAAATGCTTTTATATCTCTAAGCGGAACAGATGATTCGTCCTTTTTAAAAGGTCATTCTTATACATACGAAGGTTCTTTGTATGGTAAAATATGTGAATCTCTTATGAAAACAGGGATAATGAACCCTCTATTTTTATTTGATGAATTAGACAAAGTTTCAAATACTTATAAGGGACAAGAAATAATTAATACGCTAATACATATAACCGACCCTGTTCAAAATGATAAATTCAATGATAGATATTTTGAAGAAATAGATATTGACATATCACGTTCAATGATTATATTTACATATAATGATGATTCTCTAATAAATCCAATTTTAAGAGATAGAATGATTGTAATAAATGTTAATGGATATGATAATGAAGAAAAACTTATATTAGCGACAGATTATATAGTTCCTGAGATATTGAAACAGTATAATTTGAATAAAGGGGATATAGTATTTAGCGTGGAATTATTAAGACATATTATTAATAATATTGAAAAAGAGGATGGTGTTCGTAATTTAAAGAGAGCAATAAATAATATAGTATCATGGATTAATATGATGATATATGTTCCTATTGATTTTATTAAAATATGTATTCCTTATACAGTATCTATAATGTTTTATGATAAATATTGTAAAAAAAATACTATATCAACTACAAAATATAATTCTATATATTTATAATTTAATATTTTTTTATACTTTCATTTAATAGTATATTAGATTGAATATTATTAAATATGAATATAACACATAGTTTTATATTTTTTGGTTGCTGGAATAATATTAACTGTAATAAAGATTATATATATCGTGATATAGTATTAAATAGTATTAGAGAATTTGAAAATGATATACAAGATGTTTTCATAGCAGGAGATAATTGGTATAGTACTTTAATAGATAATATAATTAAGGGTTCTAATGACTCTAAAAGTTCCATTAATATAGAAAAGGAGATTAAAGAAGTAGTAAATGATTTAGTAGACAATGTTGAAAAAAATATGAATGAATCTACGCAACAAGTTGATAAAAAAAAAAAAAAAAGAAAAAATTAGACAAAAAA